GCGCATTTACCCGCTCCATACGGATTTGGGCCGCATTTAGCATCGTTTGGGCTTCCAGTATGCTATCTGGCTGCCCTGTTTCGTACGCCTCTTTATACAAACGCTTTGCGTTACTTAGTTCAGCCTCTACCTGCTTTTTAGCGGATTCAATAAGCGCATTATGGCCTTTATCTACAGAACCTTTAAGCTTTTGATTTTCCTCAACTAATTGTTTTGCATAGGCTTCTAAAGCTTCCCGTTCACGCAGGGCGGCTTCTTTTGCCCTACGCTCATCGTGGTAGCCTTTACTGAAATGCTTAATGCGGTTTTTAACCTTCTCAGAGTAATTTTCTAGCTCTTCGTCGGTTACATTTTCAGGAGGTTCAGATACTTCTCTGTTCCTATCTTCAGGAGGAACATCGTTTTCTACCTCAATTTCAACCTCCCCAGCTTCTATAATTTTGCTATTCTGTTGTTTTTTCTGGGGTTTTTGCATTTCCTCGCGGCCAACAGCACCTTCCACCTCAATAGTGTTATCCACTGTTTCATCCGCAGGGACTTCAACTTCTTTCAGATTTTTTGTTTCTTCCTTATCTGGATCAGGAAATTCGTACTCAACCTGTTGCATCGCCATGGTTTATCTCCTATGCGCGAGTTATACCGCTCGGATCGGGGACGACTGCTTGTATAGAGTCATCGTTCATTAGTCTGTACTCTTGGCTACCTATCTTAAAGCGGGTACCTGTGTTTGCTCGAAACATCACATAATCGCCTTGCTTGCACCAAGGGCCAGTAGTAAACCTTTCTTTGTCCATATAGGCTTGATCGCCCATATCTACGACTAAACCAATAATAGAAAGAATGTACTCGTCTCTAAGTGTTTGATTTGACTTAAGAATTTCGCTCTGCCCAAAAGTTTCTTCGACGTTTGGCAAAGCAATAAGCACATGATACCCAGCAGGTTTTGGGATTTTCTGCTCCAACTCCGCTAACTCACGTTCCTGCTCAGCTATCTTCTCTCTTCTCTGCTTTTCTAGCGCGGTTTCAGCTTGTACCCCGTCGGGGGTAATACTTATCGTCGCTTCAGTCATCTTCATCTTCCATATAGTTACGCGAAAGGTCGGCTATTTCTCTGCGTGCGGCGGCTAGACCTCGGATTACCCCGCACGATTCCCTGTATTGGGCGAAGGTATTAGCTCCTGCCTCAACAAGAAATTCTTCTTGGCTTTGCTGTAGTTCAGCAAGTTTTTCATCGAGCACGTCAAAGACGGTTTTTGCCATAAATTATTGCCTCCTCGGGGGCATTTGCTCAGCTTTCGCAAGATCAAGGATCGCTTTGGCTTCATCCAAGTCCTGTCTTGCGTTAGCTTGTTCCGTTTGAGCGGCGACTCTTGCCGCTTCAATAGCGGCTGTACGTTCTGATTTTTGCTTATCCAGCTCCAGTTTAGCGGCGTCAAGCGCTGCATCTGTCTGATCTTTCTGCATCTTGCGCTGCTGTTCAGCGGCCTTAAGCTGCAATTCTTGCTGTTGCATCTGGATAATCGGGTCTTGCATTTTCTGCTGGGCAGCTTGTTGTGCGGCAGCAGCTTGTTTCTGCTGCGTAAGCTGTTTGCCCGCTTCGGATAAAAGCCGAGACAACTGAAACTCTGCGTCTTCCGGTATCTCTTTGTCCGGCTCTGGGAGTGGTGCGCCGAGTTTTTCTTCCATCTGTTTGTAGTAGCTGAAGCCCATATGCTCCGCTATATGTGCCTGAAGCGCAGCCACCACCTGCTGTGCAGCAGGGTTCTGTCCGATAAACGCCGCAATCTGCGGGTCTTGCAGGAAAGCTTGATGCGTAGCGATATGCGCGTCGTGGTCTTGGTAGATGAAAGCCTTGACCGGTTTACCAACAAGTACAGACATATTTTCACTAACGGGGTCAGCAGGTTTAATGTCTTCTGTCGTAGGTACAAGCTTATCTGCGTTCTTGATACCCAGAACCTCGATCATCTGCCGATGTAACTGGGGCAGGTCATATATCTGGGGCGCAGATTGTGCCATTTGCAGCACGGCTTGATATTGCACAACTCGTTGAGCCATCGTGCTGTTGTTAGGATCACTAACAGGGATGACATCCACCATTGCGTAATCGGCTTGACGAGCACGGGGTTCGCCGCGATCAGGTACGTACGTATACTCAACAGGAGCGTACTCCGCGATTATCGCCCGCAAGAGTTTGAACTCCTGCTTCATGGCGTAATGAACGCGAGACTGTACGGCAGCCATTGGCTTGAGTGTCCGTTCGAGGAGTGCCAGAGTGGTTCCCACTGGCGCGTTGGCGCTCATGTCAGAAATGTTCATGTCTGAGATTGCTCCCAAACGACGACCTTCTTCCGTTATCCGCTGCAACAACGCCAGCAGGGTTTGGCTAGGTTCTTTGTAAGGGAGAGGCATGATGTTGTCGCGGATAGACCCGCTAGGTACATCAACGTCCTTCCACTCGCCGGGTTCAATCGGCGTATCATCGCCCTTGATACGGAGTCCACGGGACTTCAGCCCTCCCGGGAGGTTGGAGAGCGTACCAGCATCAACAAGCTGACGTATCAAGGACGTGCCTGCCCTCGCATATCCACCTATGATATGGATGAGGCCAAGCCCGTAGAAACCAAATCCCGGCACATAGACGTAATGCACGAAGTGCTGACGCTTCAAAAACAGGTCATCTTCTTCGTTCCAGTTACGACGGATAGCCAGAATCTCACCAGAACCACGCTCAATAGTAACCACATAGGGTTTGGCGATGTCCTCGTCTGAGTCGTCAACTCCGTCAATTACGAGGTCTGCGTGAACTTCGTAAAGGGCAAAACGATTGTCGTCAGTCAGTGAGAACCCACCTTCTTCTGCCTTACGTTCCTCAATGTCTGAGTGGTAGGGCTGTG